TATGTACCTCTCCAGCAGGTTCGTGCAATCAACCCCAACACCTTCCAGCCCAAGATCGGCTTCAAGACTCGCTACGGCATGGTCTCGAACCCCTTCTCCCAAGGTCTGACCCAAGGTTCTGGTGCTCTGACTGCAAACAGCAACCGCTACTATCGTCGCGTACAGGTTGCAAACCTCATGTGATATTGGTTCACATACCACACAGAGACCCTACGGGGTCTCTTTTTTTATGTTTACAATACTTCGTGTAGTGTTATATACAAAAAATAAGAGTTAATTCAAACAGTCAGAAAACGCACACATTGCATATAAGTAGTAATAGAATTAAGCGAGGTGGAAAAATGATCCCTGACTCTCTCTATATTATTGTTCCCAGTTATGGAGGTGATCATGCACAATCTATCTTCCAGAAATCAATTAGATGAATGGCGTCACTTTGAACACACCGTAGACAATTTTGAAATCGAAAACCAAAAAATTAACGACTACTACGAGTGCTTAATTGAATGTGATGCTCTAGGACAGCATGTATGTAAATCTATTTGTAAAAGGATACTCCTATGATTCAAAACCCTTATAAATAAAACTACCGTGTGAAGGAAGTGTGGGGGGTCTCATGACCCCTCTTTTTTATGCCTAAATATTAGTGGAACAAAAAGACGTCAATGGCAAACTGGTATCAGGACCAACTAACAAACAGAAATTTTTTGTCTCCTATCGGGTTTTTATTCATCCTCGATAAGGCACAAAAAGTCTCATTCTTGTGCCAGAAAGCAGAAATTCCTACAATTGAATTGGGTCAAGTAGATATTCCAACTAGAGGTTTAGTTTCTATTCCTGTAGAAGGTAATATGAGATATAGTGATTTCTCAATTGAATTTATTGTTGATGAAGATTTGAAAAACTATATGGAATTACATAATTGGATGAGAGCATTAGGCACACCTCAGGATTTAAATGAAAGAAAAATTTGGAAAGATGAATATGCAGAAGATCCTTCTGAAGATCCTAGATTTTCCGATGCAACTTTGCAAGTTTTAAATAATAACAATATTGCAAATTTTGATGTAGTATTCAAAGATTTATTTCCTGTAAATTTATCAACCCTGTCATTTGATGTAACTGGAAATGATAATGATTATTTCACAGCTACGGCAACTTTCAGGTATACTCTGTATGAAATCAGAAATGTTAACAGACTCACTCGCAGATGAACGAAAACCAATTACCTGAGTGGAAGAAACGCGCTCTTGCTGATCCAAGCGTGAAATATAAGCAAGCACGTATTATAATGGAAGGACCAAAGTGTTTAACTGACGCATGGTTTCTTCAAGCAATGAAATTTAAGTATTCTCTTAGTAATGAACCTAGAACAACTTCAGACAATGTGGAAGACTGATTCCAAACTGGATGATGATCTTCACGATAATGATTCTCTAGCAATCCCTCAACTCCATATGAAGTACATGGAGTTTCATAATACTTACTCTCTTATGAAAAAAGAAAGGGAGATAGAGATGAAGCGTCTTGTTAAAGATAAATGGATGTATTACAAAGGCAAAGCACCATCTTCTGTATATAAGGAGATGCCCTTTGATCTCAAACTTACAACTAAAGAAGAAATTTCGATGTTCATTGAAGCAGATGAAGAGATCGGAAAACTTCAATTCAAGATTGACTACATAGACCAGGTTCTCTTCTTTCTTGATGGTGTGCTGCGAATGATTAATAATCGCACATATCACATCAAGAACGCTATTGAATGGAAGAGGTTTCAGAATGGATTCTAATGAACTACGGTCTGTACTATAAAGAGGTTGTATTTAATCGTCAGGCAATGGATATTGTTAGACGCGCAATCTCAGGGGATTTGAAATGGGTAAAAGGCGAGATACATAATAATTTAAAATCAAATAGAAGTTCTGAAATAGCATGGTTGGGAGACAAAGATCTCTTGACCATGCTTTTGCGTATGCAGAAAAAAATTAATAGAGATGCTGGTTGGAATCTAAAAATCGATGGCGTAGAACCTGTGCAGTTTGGTATTTATGGAGAAGGCGATTTTTACGACTGGCATGTGGACCAACATCCAAGACCTGTCAGGGGTAAGGTAAGAAAAATTAGTATGTCACTCTTCTTGAATGATGACTTCTCAGGAGGGGACTTTGATTTGGAGATATATAAACCAGGAGCAGATCCCAGGTATAAGACATTTAAGTCAAAACCAGGAACTGCTATTTTTTTCCAAGGGGATCAATGGCATCGGGTTCGCCCTGTCACTTCTGGATTGAGAAAGTCACTTGTAGCATGGTTTTATGGACCTCCTTATTCGTAAGAAGAATGAAGTATATCTTAAAGTTGAGGCAGAACCTCACATCAATTATGAGTTAGCAGACTTCTTTACTTTTGAGGTGGAGTCTGCAAAATTTATGCAGAAACAAAAACGTTGGAAGGGATGGGATGGAAAGATCCGTCTTTATTCTCCAGCAACAGGAGAGATTTATTGTGGTCTCTTAGATTATTTGGTGGACTGGGCGGATGAGAAGGGATACAAATATCGAATGGAAGACTGTAAATATTTTGGTCATCCATTAGAACAGAATGATTTTATTACTCCAGAGTCTGTTGTTGGTTTTGTAAAATCTTTGCATCTACCCCCTGCATTGAAGGTTCGGGATTATCAGTATAAGGCAATTTATGAGGCGTTAAAATATAATAGGCGACTGTTACTGAGCCCAACAGCCTCAGGAAAGTCTTTAATGATCTATTCATTGGTTCGTTTTCATGTAAATGTGGGTAGAGAGGTATTAATTGTAGTTCCTACGACTTCTCTTGTCGAGCAAATGTATAAAGACTTTCAAGAATACGGATGGATGTCTACCGAAAACTGCCACAAAATATATGCGGGGGCAGAAAAATACACGGATCATCAGGTGGTAATTACCACTTGGCAGTCTATCTACAAGGAACCTCGTAAGTGGTTTGATAGGTTTGATGTTGTCATCGGTGACGAGGCACACCTTTTCAAAGCTAAATCTCTTACGTCTCTGATGGGTAAGTTGCATGGGTGTAAGTATCGTATTGGATTTACAGGAACACTCGATGGTGCAAACGTCAATCAATTAGTTTTAGAGGGTGTGTTTGGTAGATGCTCTCAGGTAACAAGAACTAATCAATTGATGGCAGCAGGACATGTTGCCAAACTCAAAGTAAAAATTGTGCTACTTAAACATGAAGAGAAACTCTTTGAAGGATACCAAGATGAGATTGGTTATCTTGTAGAGCATGAAGGTAGAAATAAATTTATCCGCAACCTTGCGTGCGATCTTAAAGGGAATACGCTAGTTCTCTTCAACTATGTAGAGCGTCACGGAGTGCCTCTTTACAAGATGATAAATAGTTACACAGATAGACCCGTGCATTTTGTGCATGGTGGAGTCGATGTTGATGACCGCGAAGACATCAGGTTGCTAACTGAACAATCTGATAATGCAATTATTGTTGCCTCATATGGCACTTTCTCTACAGGCATTAACATCAAAAGATTACATAACGTTATTTTTGCCAGTCCTTCTAAGTCCAGAGTGAGGAACCTTCAATCTATAGGTCGTGTTCTGAGGAAAGGTGAAAATAAATCACAAGCAACATTATATGATATTGCAGATGATATCTCTACTGATAGAGGTAACAACTACACTCTCAATCACTTGATGGAAAGAGTCAAGGTATATAACGAAGAAAAATTTAATTATGAAATCATAGATGTAAAAGTAAAAGCTTATGATTAACTACGCACGACACGACGAAGAATTTTACGGTATTTTTAAACTCCTTAATGGAGAAGAAGTATTGGGTAAAGCAGTTCTCACGGAGGATAATGGGGAAACTTTAGTATTCATTCAAAATCCTGTTGCAACACAAATTGTCACCAAAGAAACAGATGATGGGCGCACCGTTAGGGGCGTAGGATTTGCAAAGTGGATGCAATTTTCTGATGAAGATTTTTTTATATTACGCGAGAAGGACATCCTAACAGTTACATCAATGAGTAAAGAAGTTTCATTTATGTATGAAGCATTCGTTATGGGAGATGATGATGAAAAAAAGGATAATTCAAAATTAGATCTTCAACCCGAGATGGGTTATTTGGGTAAGACTGAAGAAGCTAGAAAACTATTTGAAAAAATCTATAGAAGCTAGAACTTTTCTTGAACCCTTACATGGTTATTTTACAGACAATTGACAGTTTTGTCAAGTGTGTTATAATGTACATAAAGCAAGTTACGGTATGAAAACAACAAAAAAACAAAAACAACATTATGTTGATAACCAAGAGTTTCTTGCTGCTATCGTTAAGTACAAAGAAAAAGTATATAATGCCGCAGTGAAAGAGGTTCCTGATCTTGCTAATATGGATGATGAGGAACAATTTATTTTTTTAAAAACATGGAAGAGTCCAAATAAACCTAGAGTAGGAAATTATATTGGCAGTTGTTTTCTAAAGATTGCAACACATTTATCATATCGTCCCAACTTTATTAATTACATGTATAAGGATGATATGGTTTGTGATGGTATCGAGAATTGTATTCAGTATATTGACAACTTCAATCCAGCAAAATCAAAGAACCCCTTTGCATATTTTACACAGATTGTTTACTATGCATTCTTGAGAAGGATTGCTAAAGAGAAAAGGCAGTTAGATATTAAGGATAAGATCCTTGAAAAGTCTGGTTACGATCATGTTTTCACTGTTGACGGTGACACCGATTCGGGATATAATCAGATCAAATCTCGTGTTGAAATGAATTCCAAACGATAATTATGTATCCTTCTATTATTTACGATAATTTTTTTGATAATCCTGATGCTGTAGTTGAGTATGCAAAAAGTTTAGAATATCACATGAATGATGGGCGTTGGCCAGGAGCAAGGACTAAAGATCTTTCTGAGATTAATCCAGAACTTAAAGAAAATATTGCTAGAAGAATAGTTAATATATTTTTTCCAGATAGAATGGCTACTTGGTATTCTCAAATGACTTTTCAGGAAGTCTGGCCAATGCATGATGATCAGTATCATATTAAAAATAGAGGTTGGATTCATTTAGATTGTAGCGTTCAATTTGGTGGGATTATTTACTTAGATAAAAATCCTGCTGAAGATACGGGTACTTCTCTTTATAGATTAAAATCTACTCACTATCAACATACTGACAATGAAGAAAAAACTAAACGAAGGTACTATGGAGGGGAAGAGGTTTCTGATGAGGAGTATGCAAAATATTTTCATTCAACAGAAGAATATTTTGAAGAAACTGTAACAGTAAAAAATGTTTATAATAGACTCTTTTTGTTTAGTGGTAATCAATATCATGGTGTTAAAACTTTTGGACCTAAAGGTACATCAAGATTGACACTACCTTTCTTTTTTAACTGGGTTAATCACGTTTGCCATCAAGGACCTTATTATAGAGAATGAAAATCCTTTTAATTACCGACCAGCACTTTGGTGTTCGTAATGATAATCAGTCATTCATCGATCACTATCGAAAGTTTTATAAAGATGTTGTGCTTCCTTTTATAGACGCACATAAAATTGATACAGTCATTGCCTTAGGAGACACCTTTGACAAACGTCGATCTATCAACTTTATGTCGCTGGAAGCGGCGAAAGAAATGTGGTTCAATCCTCTTCAAGAGAGAGGTGTTCGTATGCACATGCTTGTAGGTAATCATGATATCTACTACAAGAATACCCTTCGAGTTAACGCCCCAAGTGAGTTACTTGGAGAATACGAGAACATCAGTGTCTATACTGAACCTACTACCGTTGATTTTGACGGTATTCCTATTCTTCTTCTGCCTTGGATATGTGACGAGAACCGAGACGAATCTCTACGATCTGTTACCGAAAGTAATGCTCCTATCTGCATGGGGCATCTTGAGCTTAACGGTTTTGAAGCACACCCTGGTCATGTGATGAACAATGGCATGGATGCTAAACACTTTTCAAAATTTGCAAAGGTGTTTAGTGGTCATTATCACATGAAATCTTCCAAGAAAAATGTTACATATCTTGGAAACCCATATCAACTTTATTGGAATGACTACGGATGTAAAAGAGGATTCCATGTCCTCAACACAGAAACTTTTAGGACAACTTTCTATAGGAATCCTTTTGACATTTTCCATAAGCTTTATTATAATGGTGGAATTATTTTACCAGATGCTTCCGAACTCAAAGGAGCGTATGTTAAACTGATTGTTGAAGACAAAGGAGACTATGCAAAATTTGATTATGCTGTAAGTCAACTTCAAGATATGGGTCTTGGTGATTTAAAAATTATTGAAGATCTGAGTGCTGAAGTTGAGAATGGTTCTGGTGTACTGGAAACCGAAGATACGATGACCCTTCTTGATAACTACATAGATGAAATAGATCTTAAGGTGAACAAGTCTAACATTAAAAATGTTATGAGATCGTTGTACATGGAAGCCGCAGAAATCTAATGTTCGTTTTAACAGATACAAAATCGGGTGGTATCTATGCTATAAACAGCAAAGATTATACTAAAACAGTTACTGTATTTGAAGATCGAGATGATGCTGAGAGATATGTGTTATTATTAAATGCTGAAGATTATGAAGACCATTTAGAAGTTACTGAAGTTGATAGAGATGTAATTGCTATCAACTGCAATACTTACGGATATTCGTATTCCATCATTAAAAAAGATGATTTGATTATTCCACTATAATGAAAATAATTGACAACTTTTTATCAGATTATGAATTTAAAACACTTCAAGCAATGTTTTTATCAAATCAATTTTCTTGGTATTGGGGAGAGGAAAAAGTCTTAGGTGATAATTCCGAAATAAACTATCAATTTTATCATAGTTTCTATGAAGATAATGAATCTTATAGCAATAGAAACATTAAACCTATTATCAATAAACTAGATATACGAGCAATCCATAAGATAAAGGCAAATTTAACTTTACATACTGAAAAAATTTATCAATATAAATTTCACACTGATGTTGAAAATTTTAAATGTACTACAGGAGTGTTTTACATAAACACTAATGATGGGTATACACTTTTTGAAAATGGTGATAAAATAGAAAGCGTTTCTAATAGAATGTTACTCTTCGATTCTGATAAAAGACATGCTGGCACTACTTGCACAAATGCAAAACGAAGAGTTGTTTTAAATTTAAATTTCTTTTAAATCTGATGATTACTTTTGAGACTATCCGCTGGAAAAACTTTCTCTCAACGGGAGACCAGTGGACTGAGATTGATTTTTGTGAGTCACCATCAACATTAATTATCGGAAACAATGGCGCAGGAAAGTCCACTATGTTGGATGCCCTGTGTTTTGCTTTGTTTGGAAAAGCATTCCGAAAGATTAATAAACCCCAGTTGGTGAACTCTATTAATGAAAAGAGTTGTAAGGTAGAAGTTACATTTTCCATTGGTAAAGATGAGTATCGTGTATTCCGAGGTATCAAACCTAATGTCTTTGAACTTTACAAGAATAACAAACTGGTTGACCAGGACGCCGCCACCAAGGACACACAAAAGTACCTTGAACAATCCGTACTCAAACTTAACTTTAAGTCATTTACCCAAGTTGTCATTCTTGGGTCCAGTACCTTTGTACCCTTCATGCAACTCGCTGCTGCACACAGACGAGAAGTAATTGAAGATTTATTGGATATTAATATCTTTTCAAACATGAATTCTTTGTTGAAGGATCGTATTCGTTCAGCACAAAGTCAAAGCACTGACTGTGGACACATGCTTCGACTCACAAAAGAGAAAGTGGAGAGTCAGAAGAAACTAATTGATTCCCTTCAGGAAGTAAATCAGAATCGACAGGAAGAGAAGCAAGAAAAGTATAATAAGAATATTGATCGTATCAAAGAACTTCAAGAACAGCATAAACTGAAGAAAGAGGAAACTCTTTGCCTTGAAGAACAAATGGGTGACATTGAACCTCAAAAAAAGTTTGTTCGTAAACTACGTCAGAGTCAAGCAGATAAGAAGTCTGAACTGAAACTGATTGCCAAGGATCTAAAGTTTTTCAAAGAACATGATACCTGTCCTACTTGCAGTCAGGATATTGGTGGATTATTCAAGCAAGAAAAGGTCAGCACAATGTCTAAAGCAGGCAAACTTCTTGCTACTGAGATTGAAGGATTTACCAAAGACATTTCAGAAGCAGTAGAAGTTGTCACCAAGATGGAAGAAACTTCTGCAAAACTGTATGAAGTTCGTAGTGATACAACCGCATATGAACGAGAGATTGTTCGTGTTGAAATGGAGAATCTTCAGATTACAAAAGAGATTACTGAACTTCAGAAGAGCACTCCTAATATTGATCAACAAGAAGAAATATTGTTTGGTTTTCAAAAAGAATACAATGACACCGAAAGTGAT